TACTCCTAAACGGCTGCCGATTCAGAATGACATGACAAAGTATAAATTAAAAAAGAAGAAAAAATGATTAGAAAAACACAGGTTGACTCCCTTAAAAAGTTAAAACAAACTATAGACGGCAAAAGAAAAGCAGTTTATGATATACTCGTAAGAAAAGGCTCAGCTACAAATAGAATGATAGCTAAGGCTTTAGGATGGGATATAAATAGAGTAACAGGACGAATAACTGAGTTAGTAGGATTAGGCATGGTTACAGCTGATGGCACAACTTATGATAGTGATACTAATAGAACAGTTACATTATGGAAAGTATTGTGAATCAAGTAAATCAAGTAAGAGATATAGAGCAAAAGAAAGCATTAAATGCATGGGCTAAACAAGGATTTAGAGGATCTATTATTGCAGGTACTGGTTTTGGTAAATCTAGATGTGGTGTATTAGCAATAGAGCATGTGCTTAAACATGGAGGTAATGCTTTAATACTTGTACCTACTGTTCAATTACAAGATCAGTTTATAGACGAATTTGATAAATGGGGGGTCTCCACGGATAACGTTGAGATCCTTTGTTATCAAAGCGCATATAAACTTAAAAATAATAATTACAGTGTAGTACTATGTGATGAAGTTCATTTAGGGTTGAGTCCTCAATATCGAAAGTTCTTTGAAAATAATACTTATAAAAATTTATTATGTATGACTGCTACATTGCCTGAAGATGAGGAGTATAGAGAATTGTTACATGATTTAGCGCCTGTTAGATATAAAATAACTTTAGATGAATGTGTAGCTATGGGTATAGTAGCACCATATAATATATATTGTAAAGCTTTGAGTTTAACTCCAGCTGAAAAAGATGAATATAAAAAGATAAACAATTCATTTGTATATTATAAATATCAACTTGGACAATTTGATGCATTTGATGAAGCTAAAAGATTGTTAGCAGATAAAAATGCACATCCTGCAGATAAGAAATCAGCAATACTATTTTATAAAGCGATGAGAGATCGTAAAAAAGTAGTAGATTTTGCATCTAATAAAGTAGCTGTATTTCAAAACTTAGTGTTTGAAAATATGGGTAGTAAAATATTAGCATTTAGTGGGGCTAATGATTTTACAGATGAACTATGTGCATCTGTTGACCCATTATCTGCTGCTTATCATTCTAAGAAAACTAAAAAACAAAGAGAAAAAGCTTTAGAAGATTTTAAAACAGGAGCTATAAATGTTTTATGTTCAACTAAAGCTCTTAATCAAGGTTTAGATATACCAGATGCTAATATGGGTATTATATGTGGGATTACTAGTAAAGCTCTATCTATGATACAGCGTGTAGGAAGACTAATTAGATTTCAAGAAGATAAAATAGGAGAGATTTACATTTTATATGTAAAAGATTCTCAAGAAGAGAAATGGTTAAAGAATGCTACTAGATCTCTGAATAATGTAAATTGGATAATTTAAAATATATAAAATGACTATAGATATAAATTTAGAACTATTAAAGACTACTGAGTTGTCTCCGGACGAGTATGTAGGCTTATATTTAGTATTTAGAAAAGGATATACATACTTAAAAGAAACTAAACTAGAAATTAATTGGAGTAACTTACAAGATAAAGGATATATAGTAGATTGGACTGCAGATAAAATTGAAGTCACAGATAAATATAAAAGTTTATTTTCAAATAATTTTGAAGAGATGTTTGCTGAATTAATATCTGTGTATCCTAATAGAGTGCATATTAAAACCAGTGTAAGGGTTTTATGTGCTGCAGATCCTAAAGCTAAAACTAACGCCAAAGCAAAATTAAGATACAAAAATGTTATTGGTAAAAAGCTACACTTACATAAAAAAATAATCAAAGCATTAAAAGTACAATTAAAAGTACAAGAAGATAGCTTAGGTTATATGCAGAATTTAGAAACTTGGATTAATAACCATACTTGGGAAAAGTATGAAAACTTAAATGAAAATGACGGACGAACAACTACCAAAAGAATTACAAGATCCCTTTAAGGATAGTGGATTCAAAAGTATTAATAAAGCAATTAGTGCTTCTCTTTACCAGGTAGAGAGTGGCATTAAAGGGCAAAGACAAGTATTTCCTACTAAATGGACACGATTAAACAAAAACTTATTGGGTGGTTTACAACCAGGTAAGATGTATGTTATAGCTGGGCGTCCAGGTGTAGGTAAATCAGCTTTTAGTAATCAACTTATATTTGATTTATTAGATAACAATAAAAACAAGAAATTACTTGTATTATATTGGAGTTTTGAAATGCCAGGGCATCAGCAGATAATGCGAGCGGGCGCTAAAGGAACTAATAAACAAGTAAGTGAACTATTATCTGTTGAACGTAAATTGGAAAGAGAAGCATATGAAGCATTTAAAAAAGAAGTGTTAAAATATGCTCACTATCCAATATATTTTAATAATATTCCTAGAGATATGGAATTTGTTAAAAATGCTAATGTTGAGATAACAAATAAAAAACCTGATCATACTATTGTTAATGTTTTTGATCACTCTAGACTTATCTTAAGTGATAAAGAACATGAGTTACAAAAACTTAATGAAGTATCTAAAGGATGTATGTGGCTTCAAGCTAAAATGGGATCTATAAATATATTATTATCTCAGCTAAATCGTAACATAGAACAAGAGCATCGTGCTAAAGCACAATATCAGCCCCTATTAACAGATTTGTTTGGAGGTGACAGTATTGGACAAGATGCACATGTTGTTATGATGTTACAAAGGCCTCATGATTTATATGGCATTACAGATTTGTATTGCGGCGCGGATCCAATTAAACTGTTAGCAGTTCATGTGGAAAAGAACCGGGATGGTTTGTTAGGCATGATACCTTATGAAGCAGAAATGTCAACCTTTACTATTAACGAAAGAAAGAAATAATGTTTAGAAAAATTATGAAAGCTAGAATATTTAACATATTTAAGCGAGAATTAAATCAAAATGAAAAATTAATTAAAAATGTAAAAGCTTATGAGCAAAAGGAACGGGAGAAACAAGATCAAATTAGCACTCTTAAACGAAATAAATCAAGTAGACAAAAAATTGAAGAGATTTAAGAATAATGAAGATGAAACTTCAAAATTAATGTCTAGAAGAGACATGTTAAGATCTAAATTAAAAACTAAAAAATAATATAGATGGAAATTATGGAATTACCAAAAACAAAGGTTAAGGCTAGCCGTAAATCGCCTAAAAATATGATAATATATGGTCCACCTAAGATAGGTAAGACTACAGTACTATCACAATTAGATGATTGTTTAATTATTGACTTAGAAGATGGGTCAGATATGATTGATGCTTTAAAAGTTAAAGCACATAGTCTGAAAGATCTACAAGCTATTGGTTCAGCAATTATAAAAGAAGGGCGTCCATATAAATATATAGCTATTGATACTATATCTAAGCTAGAGGAATGGTGTGAAGGTTACGCTAAACAAATTTATATGAGAACTCCTATGGGTAAAAACTTTGATCAAAAGAATCCTGGTGCATCAGTTCTATCACTGCCTAATGGCGCTGGCTACTTATATTTAAGAATGGCCTATAAAGAATGGATAGACAAACTGAATAAACTAGCGGATCATATAATCTTAGTTGGACACTTAAAAGATAAAATGCTTGAAAAGAAAGGTAAAGAGGTTGCTGTTAAGGATCTTGATTTAACTGGTAAAATTAAGCAAATTACTTGTGCTAATGCGGACGCAGTTGGTTATATTTACCGAGAAGAAAATGAGACTATGGTTTCTTTTGATTCTCTAGATGATATAACTGCTGGCTCGAGATGTGAGCACTTAAAGGGCAAGACTATCCCTATGAAATGGTCAGAAATATTTATAGATTAAAATTAAAAAAATGATTAACACACGAACAAATGTAGAAGCCGGAGAAACACCGGAACAAATTACTGTTTCCATGATAGATCAAGATCTTAAAGATGGAATCAGCAAGTCAGAAATGGCTATTAAATATGATATTAAACCTTGGGAAGTAGATGAGATGTTTAAACACCCATTTCTTAAAGGTAGAAGACCTAGTAGAAAAAAGGCTTTATCTTTTAGCTTTGTAGACGATATAACAGAAGACAGAATAAAAGAAACTGGTACTGTTATAGATAGAGAAGAGCCTGATCCTAATCAAGTGACTTTAGAGCAAGCTATAGATGATGCTATTGAAACAGTTGAAGAAGTTAAAGGGCAAATGCAAGAAACACAAGAAGCTATTGTAGAAATGCTTAGTCCGACGGAATACGAGACTCCAGAGGAAACTTTATTAAAAGCTGCATCTGATACAGAAGACGACGAAATAGAAATGGACGATAATACGTTCGAATTATAAATTAAAAAATCAATAAAATTATGGCAATACAAAGTAATGCAAGCACAGAAGAAGTAGTAGGAGGAATTAAAACTTTCTCAGGTTTAACAAATGTTACTGTTAAAGCAGTAAATCCAACAATGGCAGAATTACATGCAATGGATATTAATGTTAAACAAGAACCTAATTACACAGTAGAATTTAGTGGAGAATCGTACAACAAAGTTGTATTTTGGCTAAATAATGCTGAAGGTAATTTTAAACTAGAAATATTAATGCAAAATAAACCTAAAGTATCCCAAAATGGTAAATTCCAATGGATGAATAATATTGGGCAATCAACATGGTCTGAAGAAGCCCCATCATATGAATGGTGGAAAACTGACGGACAAAGAAAAGCTTATACAGGAGAAGAAACTCTTATTAATTTTGTTAAAGCTTGGGCTAATGTAGCATCAGGAGATGAAGTTTACTTTGATACTATAGTGGCTATTTCTAATGGAGATTTAGCAGAGATTAAGGCGTTAGTAGAAAGTTTAAAAACAAATCAAGTTAGAGTACTTATTGGGGTTAAAGATGATAAATACCAACAAGTATATACTAAATATTTTGGAAGAGTAAAACCTCAACGTGACGATTTATTTATTAAAGCGCTTAATGATGATTATGGATCATTTAATGCAGACTTTAATGCAGATCTTAAATGGGGAACACATGTTGCAACAGCTACTTTAGTTGCTCCAGATACTATTGGAGAAAATGAAGATTGGACAGCAGAAACTGTAACTACAAATGGAGCAACAGAAGACGACCTTCCATTCTAATGGCTATAAAAAGCAGAGATAGCAATGATCATTTGCACACTGATGTCATACTTAGTAAAATTACTGAGTATGACATTTTTGTGTATTATTGTCCAACTTTTAAGCAATTAGGTAAAAAATTTAGTAGTGACCTTAGACAAGACAACTCTCCTACTGTTTATATAACTCCATATAATGGTAAATTATTATATAAAGATTTTGGGAATTCTGAACATGTTTTTGATTGTTTTAATTATGTTAAATATAAATATAATTGTGCTTTCATAGATGCTCTGCGAATAATAGACTGTGATTTTAATTTAGGGTTAGCTCCTAATAAGGCTGGAAAACAATTTACTATGGGTATTATGGCTTATAGGCAAAATAAAGTACCAAAGTTTGATAAAAAACCAGTACTTTTAAGAAAGAAAAGCCGACCTTGGAATAAAGAAGATGCGAAATTTTGGTCTAAATACTTGGTTAGTAAAAAAATACTAATTAAGTTTGCAGTCGAACCTATAAGTCACTTTTGGGTGAACAGTAACAGATTTACTTGTAAATCAATTACTTACGCCTTTAAGTTTAAAAATCGATATAAAATCTATTCTCCTTATGAAGATAAAAATAAGTGGTTAAGCAATACAACAAAGTTAGATATACAAGGCTTCAACCAACTCCCAGAAACTGGGGAAAGACTTATCATTACTTCATCACTCAAAGATGTTATGTGCTTACACGCTGCGGGCTATAATGCTATAGCTATGCAAAGTGAAATGCAGGTACCTGAAGAGAGTTTAATAAGTGAGCTTAAAAAAAGATTCAAAACAATAGAAATTTTATACGATAACGATTTTAATAAAGAAGATAATCCTGGTCAAACAATGGCTAAGAAAATCTGCGACTTATATGGTTTTAACAATATCTGTTTACCTAGGGGATTTGAATCAAAAGATCCATCTGATTTAATATCCAAGGAAAACAGTTTTAATGAACTTAAAATTATATTAGAATGACAAGAGATGAAATTATTGAAAAATTAAGAACACGGAAAGGATATTTAAAAAAAGGAGTTGATTTTTTAGCAAAAAAATGGGAAGTAGATTCAGCAATTATTAAAGATTGTAAAAAACTAGTAACTTCTGAAGAGTGGGTACAAGAAAGAATGAATAATGATAATGGCCATGAACTTAGCCAAAGCCAAGCTTTCACAAAACACTTATTAGATAATGGTTTAACAATGGCAGATGTAAAATCTGTTAAATTCTGGCAAAATTTTAATGGAGAGCAAAGATATAGTATAGTAACTCATAATCAATGGCATGAACAGCCTCAAGTTAAAGAAGAGTTATTAAATTATATAAAAAGCAATTCACATAAAGTTAAAAAGCTTAAATATACTAAACCAAAAGACCCTGTATTATATGAAATATCTTTACCAGATATACATTATGGTAAAATAACAGATGATGCACCA